TGGCTTTATTTGATGAGCAGTTGCCTTTTGAAGAAGATAAGCAATATACCGCAAGTCAAATAACTGATAAGATAAAATGGTATTACAACAATAAACCTTTTTATGCAATCAATGATACACACAATACAACCGACAGGATTTATTATTGTGATTTCAAACCACGCAGTCGGTATATGTACAAAGGTAAGTGGAAGAAGATTAAGAATACTAGACCACTCTCACCATATGAGAAAGCTAGGTTTCTAAATGTGTATGATAAAAACAAACATGAGTTTCGTAAGATTGATGTTGCTTCATTATCGTACTTGCGTGTTGGTAAGATGAGATATCGAGTTGACCAAGTGGCAGAACAAACTTATCCATTGGTTACAGTAAAAAGATTACCATAGTTTCATTACTTCCTCCATTGTAATGTTGCCCCCCTCGTTTGTGTAGGGGGGTTTTTTATTTGACCTAACAAAAATAATTTAATATAATAGGGTATAAACAGCAGGAGTATATATGCGAAATTTACTACTAAGATTAGTTTGGTTATACATAAAGTATGGCAACGATAAAAAAATTAAAAGAATTAAGGAGAAATAATATGTCACTAACAGTAGATACTAGAAACGTAGAAAATTCAAAAGAAGTTTGTTATAAAAAACCAAAGGATGGAAAACTTGCATACAAAGATACAACGTATTACTTAGCTTGGGGCAGTATGGCAATAGGTATAGGTGAAATTACTTACAAAAATTATCCAGAGGTTTATGCAAGACATAAGTTCTTAAATAAACTTGTAAGTTCTGTACCAATGATGATTACTTTAGAAGATGTTCGTAATCACATAGGATTAAAAACTAATGTTGCTTTAGAGAAATTACCAAAGTGGCGAAACAGAATTGCATCAAGTGAGTGGTCATCAATAAAATATAATGTTGATGAAAAAGTAAATGAAATCAATAAGTTAGGCGGTACAAAATGAATCACAAGAATACTAAACCAATGGATTATCAAGCTAAATTAACTTTACCTGTTAAGAGAGCATTTGATTACAGGTATGGTATGCAAGACAGTAGAATATCTTTAACAGTTCCTGTAAAAAAAGTTGGCAATACTTTTTCTACTTTGAGTAATGTTCATTTATTAATCGAGGTTGATGATGTATTAAATACTGATGGTATGAGAATTACTAACATGTATATTGATAGAGAATCAATCTATGAGCTTATAAAAGAGATACAAGGTAGAAAAGGCTTTCCCGCCCAACTAGGTTGACCTACCATATATTTTTTTATATAATACCAAACTGTATAAGTACAGCCTCCCTTTAGGGGGTTGGCTGATTATACTTTCATCACAAACATTGTCAAGAGGAAAACTATGATTATTGAACTTATTATTATTTGTATTATCGGAACTTTAATTTTAATATACGCAAACGACAGATGACAAGCGGTCGACCTAGTCTTTACACTTTGTATATTAAAGTAGATAATCTAAAAAAAAATTGGAGAAAACAACTACTTCTTAAAATTAGATACAAACAAAGGTATATTAATTTATTAGAAGATTATAAAAAACTATTGGTGGAAAACAGTGAGCTTAAAAGAATCAAGAGAGATAACAGGTAGTTTGGGCAAGGCAGGTAAAATGCCTTGTCCTACATACAATACACCTGCCAAACTATGTAAGACAGGCAGTAAGTTACGCAAAACAAAAGGCACTACTTGTCATGGCTGTTATGCTATGAAAGGTAATTACTTATTTCCTAGTGTACAACAGGGTTTGCAAAAAAGATTTGACGCATTTAAACATACAAAGTTTGTTGATGCTATGACTGTTATGGTTAATCATTACTGTAAAAAGTCTGGGCATATGCGTTGGTTTGATTCTGGTGATTTGGATAGCATGGCTATGTTAGAAAAAATAGTTATGGTATGTCAAAACACACCTACTATTTATCATTGGCTACCAACAAGAGAAGCCAAAGTTGTATCAGACTATCTAAAAATATATAAACAGTTTCCAGACAATCTTACTGTCAGAGTATCTGCCCCTATGATTGATGGAAAGCCACCGAACTTTGAGTATACCTCAACAGTTCATCACAAACAAAAACCAATAGGTCATGACTGCCCATCTAGGTTTCAAGACAATAAGTGTCTTGACTGTCGTGCTTGTTGGAGTAAGGAGATAAAAAATGTCAGCTATCACAAACATTAAATGTATTTGACCTAACGATTAAAATATATTATAAATATAAGTATATTAACAACCACAACAAAGGAGAAAACATGGTTGCAAAAGTAAAAAAGACGTTACTAAATCAAACGCAGAGCAGACCAATAGCTTATGCGTTTTCACAAACTTTGGTATCATCTATGCCAAGCAAGTGGGCTACAGCTAGGGCTGACTCAATACAAGAGTTCAAAGACTGTATACCCAAGATAAAAGAGTTTGTAAAAAACAAGATAGAGGGCTTATATCCTAAAGAAGATTTAGCTACACTATCAAAGTATGACCTTACTCGTAAAGAGTCTTGTTTCTGGTTTACCGATAGAGATAAGAAAAATGATGAGGGTAATATACAGAGAGATGAAAGGTCTTTGTATGCTAACTTTGACTGTGATGGTTATGGTGGTGGTTATCGTTATGGCTCATCTGGTAAAGAGATTGGCAGTTTAAGCATAAAAGATACTATAGCTATTTATTTTGAAGAGATGGTTGAGAGTGGTATTGATGTTATGAAGTACATGTTCTTAACCGATTGGGGTAAAAAAAATGGTGATATGTATGACTATAATGGCAAACGAATAAGTCGTTGGTCAGATGATTTTCAAAAGCTAGAAAAATCTATTACAGAATATGGTAAGAAATTTTTTGTTGAGAATGATTTAGCTTTAACTTGTATCACACCTCGTTCTCAACATTCTTGTTATGAGAGAGCACATCTAGTCACACCAGAAGAATATCAACTATTATATTCTTGGCAAGACACATTAGAGAGAGTGCATCTTAAATGGCACAAACACAGAGAAGAAATGAAAGAGATGTTCAAAGCATATGCAGAACTTATTAGAACAAGTAAGTATCTTGAACAGCTTATTGCAAAAGACCCTGCGTTTGAGAATATTCGTCATAAGATTACAGGCACAGGTACAGCACTAGCTTTAAGCGGTGTTAACTCTAGCTTAATTGATGAGTGTATTGCAAAACGACAACTTAATGATACTGTTGCTGTTGTTGTTACATCTAAAGAAAGTGCGGGTGTATAATGTGGGCAAGAGATTTTAATAACACTGAGAACGCTGACATGAATAATTGGCATTCTAGTGAAGATGTAAAAGAATGTCCTCATCACTTTGATTTTACCATTGATGAGGTGTCCAACATGAATCATGATTCTGGGGCATCATCAACTCATTGGTATCTTACAGTAGATAAAGACATGGGTAATGGCGTAACTAGAAGATACTATGGTGTAAATGTTCATATTTCTGATTGGTGTAGTTTGTTTAAAAGAGAACTGCTTAGATTGCGAAGTAATCAAGGACTTACCCGATATACTGCTGTTAAAGCTAGAACAAACTATTGGGTAGAGCCAGATGCTTGTGAGCCACCTATTGACTCTAGTTTGTTTCCTGCTTCAACACAAGCTAATCAAAAAAGAATGGTAGGTTGACATGACACCATAAAAAATATATAATACTCATGTGGCTCGGGTAGTGCCAATTTACCAAAACTACCCGCCTTAAATTTTTGTAAGGAGAGGGGTTTGTAGACGTACAAACTGATTGTGAAGAAAAGATAATCCCGTCACACTCCTTACGAAAGTTTAAGAGTTTAGTAGTAAAAGGATTGTATGTCTCCTTATAACTGTTACTACTAATAGGCAAGAACTATCGGTCGTTCTTGTAACCTTATGAGTCAAGTGGAAAGCCTTGTAGTAGAGCGTGCTACCACTTGACTTTTTTTTATTTATAAACTATAAACCTTTTATGAATTTCAAAAATCAATTATCAATTATAGAAAGCCTTGTCCAAGGTGATGAAATAGACACAAGAATAGATTGTCCATTTTGTAAAAATCTCAACACACTAACAATTAAAAAAGAAAACAGTAAACTTATGTGGTATTGTTTTCATTCTTCATGTAATGCCAAAGGTCAGACATCTAAAGAGCCATCAATGGCTGACGTTGCGTCACTACTATCACGCACTAAAAAAAACAACCAAGAAAAAAAAACTTTTACCATTCCTAAAAATTTTGTTAGTGCATTTTCTACAGAAAAGTGCATAGACTACATTAAAAAAAACAATTGTAATTTAGCATTTATAGATGGAAGAGTGGACATACGATATGATGTTAAACAACATCGTGCTGTTTTTTTAATTAAAGATAAAAAAAATATTTATGGTGCTGTTGGCAGAGGATTAAATTCACAGGTTTATCCAAAATGGTTTATGTATGGTAGTAAAGAATATCCTTTTATATGTGGCGATAGTGATACTGCTGTGTTAGTTGAAGACTGTGCTAGTGCCTGTGCTGTATCTCATTTGTATTCTGGTGTTGCTTTAATGGGCACAAGTTTACCAGATAGTTATATACCTATATTAAAAAAAAGATTTAAAAAAATAATTGTTGCACTTGATAGAGATGCAACAACCAAAGCGTTTGACATAAGTAATCAGTTAAGATACTATGTAGACACTCAAGTAAAAATACTTGATGATGATTTAAAATATTATGGGAGTAATCAAATAGAAGGAATGTTAAAATGTTAGATGCAGATAAATATATAAATAGGTTAAGACTTATTGTAAAAGGTGTAGATGAATTAGTGTACATGAATAAAAGTGAACAGTTAGATTACATGGTAAATAAAACTAAAGATGTTATAAAAGATTATGACAAAGATTTTGATAATGCTATGGAAGAAATGGAGAAACAAAATGTATAAAGTATTGATATTATTAGTTTTTTTATTGCCTGGTTGCACTTACTTTATTGCAAAAGAAACAGTAAAAACTATTGATGAAGTATTAGAGACAAGTCCTAACCCAGAAAAGAAAAAGAAAATATTAGAAAACAAAAAAAAGAAACAAAACAAAGCGAAAGAATTTTATTGCAGTAAAGTAAAAGACAAGGAGAAATGTGATAATGTTTAACAGAATATTTATTGACGCATTAGTTGAATTTCTATATGCTAATTTAAAAAGACAACCTGTTACAAAAACAAAAATAAAATTATTATTTAAAGTATTTGAGATAGGTTGGAAAGAAGAATTAAAAAAGGTAAAAAATGTTAAAAAGAACTTATCGTAGAGGCCCAGACAAATTAATTGGTAACAGGGTTGCTACTAAAAAAAAGAAAAAAAGAGATTGTATGATGTGTAATAAACCCTTTTTAAGTGAGGGCATTCACAATAGAATTTGTAATAATTGTAAAGGAACAGAATATTATCAAACTGGTCAAGATTTTTCTGTTATGAGCCAATGACCTGGAAGTTAATTGATTGCGGAACATATCTTTGGTTTGTTATGGAAAAACAAAAGTATTTTCATTGTGTATATGGATACAATGGTGAGTATAAAAAAATAAAAATTGATAATAGGATAAAACCAAAATTATATGCTATGAATGATAAAATGTATTTAGCGTATTTAAAAACCTGGCCATTAGCTACTGCATCCTGTAAACTTGACAAGAAGAGTGCAAAATTCTATATTAGACATTGGAAAGATAAAACTAAAACAAAATTAATGAAAGAAATATTAAAACAACTGCGAACCATATGATTGAAAAACAACTTATATATTTATTACTAGACAAAGACTTTTACGAAGAAAATAAAGGTCGTGTATCTAAAACTATGTTTACCAATGGAACTGGCACATTGTATGAAACAATAAAAAAAGCACACGAGAACTCTGATAAAAGTTTAACTGTTGATGAGATTGCCACATTACATACTGAGGTATACAATCCTGCACTTACACGAGTTGCAAGAGATAACTTTAGTGATTTACTTGACGAAGTAAAAGAACAAAAACCAAATAGAAAGATAGCCACAACTATACTAGAAGCATTGCACAAACAATCTATTGCAAAACAAATAGCAGTTATGGCAACAGAAATGTATAACAATACAAGTGATACTAATTTTACTGATATACAAACATTGATAGATGAATCAAATAATGTTAATAATCAAGAGTATGAAAGTATAACAGATGATATACACTTGCTAATTGATGCATTAAAAGATAATACTAAATGGAAATTTAATTTATCTGGATTACGAGATAAAGTAAACGGGATTGGTGATGGCAATTTTTTAATTGTCTTTGCCAGACCAGAGAGTGGCAAGACCGCATTTTGGGTTAATATGGTCGCAGGTCAAGGCGGTTTTGCTTCTCAAGGGGCTAAAGTATGTGCTCTTATTAATGAAGAGCCTGCAATACGAACTCAAATGAGATTAGTAAATGCACATACTGGGATGTCTTTTGCAGAAATAAAAGATAATCCTACAAAAGCTAAAGAGTTATGGTCATCAATAAAAGATAACATGAGAATATTAGATACAGTTGATTGGACACTGGACAAGATAGACTCTTATGTTGCAAAAGAAAAACCAAATGTTTTAATTGTAGACCAATTAGATAAGGTACATATACCTGGCACATTTGCAAGAACAGATGAAAAACTTAGAGCCATATATACAGGTGCAAGAGAAGTTGCTAAACGTAGAAGTTGTGCTGTTGTAGGCATATCACAAGCATCTGCTGATGCATCTGGTAGACTTGACTTAACGTTTGATATGATGGAGAATAGTAAGACAGGTAAAGCGGCAGAAGCTGATGTAATTATTGGTGTAGGTTTTAGTAATAATTTAGAATTAGACCAAGACTTACGAAGTGTTGCAGTTAGTAAAAACAAAATAACAGGGTATCATGGCAAGATGACTTGTAAGATTATCCCAGAATTATCGAGGTACATAGATTGATTACAGTATTTGACATAGAAACATCTTACCAAATTATTGATGGTAAGAAAGACCCATCACCAAAACATCCAAATAATTTTATTGTTAGTATTGGTATAAATGAAGAGTATTTCTTTTTTAAACATTCAGAATACAATGGGCCATTATACAAAAAAGAAGTGCAAGATATTTTAGATAAAACTACATTGCTTGTTGGCCACAATATAAAGTTTGATTTATTGTGGCTTTGGGAAGCAGGTTTTACATACAATGGTAGAGTATATGATACTATGATTGGTGAATATGTTTTAGGTCGTGGACGTAAACAAAGTTTAAAATTAAAAGATTGTTGTAATAGGCGGGGTGTTAGTCAAAAATCTGACATAACTGAACAATACTTAGAACGAGATGTTTCATTTGAAAACATACCTATGAGAATTGTAGATGAATATGGTAGGCAAGATATAATAGCTACAAAAGCATTGTTTCAATCTCACATGAAAGATTTTAAATTACCAAAAAATAAAGTATTATTAAACACTGTGCGAACTATGTGTCAGTTTTGTGTCATACTTACTAAGATGGAAAACAATGGTATAAAAATAGATACAACTAAATTAGATGAAGTTGAAAAGGAGTTTCAATTAGAGTATGATAAGTTAAGAGTTGAGATAGATAAAATAATATATGATAAGATGGGCGACACTAAGATTAATCCTGCAAGTCCAGAGCAGTTATCTATGTTAATTTATGGTAGTAAACTATTAGATAAAAAAGGTTGGATAGCAGAGTTTAATATAGGTATAGATAAATATACAAAGAAGCCAAAGAAAAGACCTAAAATGGGAAAGCATGAGTTTATAAAAACCTGCATGATGTATTTAGTTCCTATATACAAAACAAAAGCAAAACAGTGCACAGAGTGTAGTGGTAAAGGTTACATACAAAAGTATAAAGTAAATGGTGATAAATATAAAAACATGTCAAAGTGCCCAGTATGTAAATCAGAGGGTGTAACTTATTCTAATACAAGTGAGCGTGCAGGGTTTGGTGCAAAAGCTCAATTTGTATCTGATGCATCTGAAGGTGGATTTAAAACAGACAGAACTACACTACAAAGATTATCTTCACAAAGTGAGGACTTAAATAATTTTGTTAGTAAAATAACAAGATATAATGCATTGGAAACATACTTGTCTACATTTGTAGATGGTATAAAAAAACATGTAAAGCAGGATAGTTTTTTATATCCTAATTTTATGCAATGTATTACTAGAACAGGCAGGTTGTCTAGTCGTGACCCTAACTTCCAAAATCAGCCACGAGGCGGAACGTTCCCTATAAGAAAAGTAATAACATCTCGATTCGAGAAAGGTAAAGTAGCGGAAATTGATTTTGCACAGTTAGAGTTTCGTACAGCAGTATTTCTAGCACAAGACGAGCAAGGCATGAAAGATATAGAAAATGGCGTAGATGTGCACCAATATACTGCTGATGTCATTGGGGTATCTAGACAACAAGCCAAAGGACATACCTTCAAACCTTTGTATGGAGGTATGTCTGGAACTGAGGATGAAAAAAGATATTATGATGCATTTAAAGATAAATATAAAGGTATAACTGCGTGGCATGAAAAATTACAAAACGAAGCATTAAAATATAAAGTAATTACATTACCAACTGGCAGACAATACGAGTTCCCATCTGTAGAACGAATGCCCTGGGGCGGCACAAGTTTTTCTACACAGATAAAAAATTATCCTGTGCAAGGATTTGCTACTGCAGATATAGTTCCTCTCGCTTGTATAAATATACAGGAACTCGTAGATAAACATAATTTAAAAAGTATGTTAATAAATACAGTTCATGATTCTGTTGTGGTAGATATACACCCAGATGAAGAGATTACTATGGTGCGTCTTATGAGAGAGGGGGCTTCAAATGTTATAAAATCTTTAAAAGACACATACGATATTGACTTTAATGTACCATTGGAAACTGAGGTTAAAATAGGTTATGATTGGTTAAACTTAGAAGTTGTAGAATAGCATTGACAGTGAGTGTCAATATGTTACAAATAATTATAGATAAATATACTTGGAGGTATATATGACTGAACTACAAAAATATGATTCCTTGTCAAAGGAAGAAATAATGAGACTAACAGGTCAAGAAGATGACTCTGGTTCTGGCTCATTGGTATTACCAAAACTTGCTATAAACAGGATAGGTGAAGATGATGATGGTAATAAATTAGATGTTGGAACATACTCTATTTATGATACAGTATCTGAGCAAAAAGTTTATAGTAGAAAAACTGGCAACAGCCCTGTATTGTTTAGGCCTTTTATAAGAGGTTATCAATATATGGAGTATGACCCAGACACAAACACATATCCAAACTTTTCAGTAATTTTTAAATCATGGAAAGATGAAGCTTTAGATATGTTAGGAGGTACAAAATGCGGTAAAGTTCCTTTTAAAGATATAGAAACTCTGACCAATGAAGAAGCGGCCAGACAAAAAAATATTAAGTGTTATACTTTAGCATATGGATTATTAAATATGCATGCTGTAACTGGTGCAGGAGAAGAGGTAAACGTAGAAGATTTACCTTGTTTGTGGAGAATAAGTGGTATGAATTTTAGACCAGTAAATGAGTCTATAAAGAGTATCAAAAATCGTGGTAAACTTATTCAAAATACAAATCTTCTTTTGTCAACAAAAAGAAAAAAGCATGGAACTAATGTATATTACATGACAGATATTTCTATAGATGACAAGGTAGTTGAATTTAGTAAAAAAGATTTATCTACCATGGAATTGTTTTCTGAAACTATTAACGAAGAAAATAAAAAAGTTGTTGAGTCCTGGAAGCAATCACAAAAATCTAAACCAGTAGTTGATGATGCAGTTTCTGAAAAGGTTATGAAAACCATATCACCAGAAGAGGCACTAGCATCATAGTGTCAGACTTTATTATAAATAAAGTACAAATGTTTTTAGCGGAGGCCAATAAAGCCTCCGTTGAAGTTTCTGATGAACTAATAGAAGAATTTGCAAATGCTTGTAAAGATGCATTTAAAAAACAATTTACTGAAGAAAGAGAAACACAATTTAGATATAGAATGTCAAATGTGGGTAAACCATTATGTCAATTACAAATGGAACAGAGCGGTGCTGAAGCAGAGGCAATGCCATACAACGCAAAAATGCGTAATTTGTTTGGAGATTTAATAGAGGCGGCGGCTGTAATTATTATGAAAGCTTCTGGTGTAGAAGTAAAAGATATACAAAGAAAAGTACAATATAAATTTGATGATAAATATATTAATGGTACGATGGATGTAAAAATAGGAGATAAAATATGGGATATAAAAAGTGCTTCACCTTGGTCTTTTGATAATAAATTTGGAGAAAATGGGGGTTTTGATGTATTAAAAAAAGATGACCCATTTGGTTATTTAGCTCAAGGATATATGTATGGAGAGGGGGCTAAATCAGATTTTGGAGGTTGGATTGTAATAAATAAATCTACAGGAGAATGGTGTACAACAGAAGTTCCTCCACAAGACTCATCAAAAGAAGAAGTAGTTAATAAAGCTAAAGAAAACATAACTGCTCTTGAATCTAAACAAGAATTTAAAAGATGTTTTAGTGATGTAGAAGAAATGTTTTATAAGAAACCAACAGGTAATAAAGTATTAGGTAGAGAGTGTAGTTTTTGCCCATATAAAAGACCTTGTTGGGGTAATCAATTACAATACCTGCCTCAACAACAATCTAAAGGTAAAAGTCCAAAATGGTTTTGGTATACCCAAATTAATAATCCAAGAGTAGATGATGAGAACGAGCAGTCGGAAAGCTAAAGGTAGAAGATTACAAAATTGGGTAAGAGATGCATTATTATCTGTATTCACAACTTTAGATAATAATGATATAAGTTGTGCTATAATGGGAGAAACAGGGGAAGATATTAAATTATCTAATCCTGCTAAAAAATTAATACCTTATTCTTTTGAATGTAAAAACAAAGAAACATTTAAAGGTATATATGATATTGTTGCTCAAGCACAGAGTAACGCAAAAGCATCGGATGTGCCGATTGCTGTAATTAAAATGAACAAGTTTCAACCACTAGTTATTGTTGATGCTACACATTTTTTTAACTTAATAGGAAAACAAAATGAAAGATAATGGTGTAATGAATATTAACAATAATATAACCATAACAGTTTATCCTGCAGAAGGAGGTTTTGGTATTGTTATTACAGAACCTAAGTTTGTACCTTTTACAGAAGAAACAGGTATAGCTTTAACTATAGCTCATGGTATGGTAAACATGGCATTAACAGACCCTGGCACAGTGTTTGATGAGGGTGTAAACGCATTAGGAAAATTAGATAATGAAGAGGCTGTAGATAAAAAAGTAGATATGACTGAAGTAATTAAAGAAAAAAAGAGTAAGTTAAATTAATGAAAACACAAATAAAAGAAAATAAAAGTACAGACATTAAAAAATTAAAACAAAATGATTTTTCTATAACAAAGTTTTCTAAAGATTTATCTTATGGTAAAAAACATGAAAAACTTGTAATGAAATCTCTTGAAAAATATGAATTAAAAACAGATAGAATGGCACATAAAACAGGTAATGTATATGTTGAGTTTCAATCAAGAGGTAAAGATAGTGGTATAAAAGTTAGCAATGCAGGAACTTGGATATTTAAAATAGTTAGTGCAAAAGATACACATTTGTTTTCTATACAAATACCATTATCAAGATTAAAAAAATTAGTTAGTAAAGATTACAGAGTTGTTCCTGGAGGAGATAATTTAACATCAAGAGGATATTTAGTTCCTATATTAGATTTGGTAAAAGTGTGACAGTAGAGTTTTGGCAATGGTGGATTTTAATAATGGTTACAATAAATACTTGTATAAATACAATAGTATTTTTTGTAGGTCGTAAATTTAAAAAGAGTAAGAAATGATAGTAGCAAAAAAAACAAAAGAATTATTATCTAAAGCTATCAATTTAGTTGGTGGAGATAGACAAAGAGATTATGGTGATAAAGTAAAAAACCATGATAACATAGCTAAGTTATGGTCGGCATACTTAGATGTAAAAGTAGAAGCTCATGATGTAGCAATTATGATGGCGTTATTAAAAATGGCTCGAACTAAACTTGGTGCTGTTAGTGAAGATACATATATAGATATGGCGGCATATAGTGCTATAGCAGGAGAAATAAAATTTGAGGAAAAAAATGGAAAGCTACATATTAAGTAAAGATGACAGAGATGCCATCTTAAAATATCTCATGGGTAAACCTTATGGTGAAGTTGCACACGCAATAAATGTGTTAATGAAATTACCTAAATTAGACCCAAAAATAAATCCATCGTTTGTACAATCAGATGACAAACCAAAGTCCAAATAAAAAAAGGGAGCGTAATGCTCCCCTTTTTATAACTAAAGTATCTATTAATACTGATGGTAATTTAATTATTAATCATGAGTATCCTAATCCTAAAACAATAATTGAAAGACTAGATGATACCCACTACAAATATATAATATCTTCTATTGTAAAACACTGTATGTCTGAGTCTGTTAACTTTGATGAAAGATTAAATAAACTTCTTAAACAGTTGTAGTAGCTTCAAATAAAGCTTTACTGGTTTGGTTTATTAATGTATTAAATGCAACAGGCTGTGGTTTATTAAGTATCTCAAATACTTTTTCTTTATTTCTTATATCTATAATATGAAATTTATGGTCACCATATTTTTCATTTAAAAATTCAAAATCTATTTCATCTTTTCCATATGGCCCATATTCCAAAACATCTGTAGTTGTTAATCCAATATTTTCATCTTCAAAATCTCTTAAACGTTGTTCTACCACTCTATCTGGTGCTCCAAATCCATAATTTCTCATATCCGCATTTTTAGTTACATCAAAACCAAATTTATTTGCAACATTTGGTAATGTATCATATACACCTTTAGAACCAGTTTTTTGTTGTATTGATTTTGTTGTTGGGATAACTATGTAATCAAATCCCATATCATATGCAGTTCTAATATCTGCCCATAATTTTTTCTTATACCAATCAGCGTCTTTTTGCATCTTTGTCATTGTACCATAAAATGGTGTTCCCTGTATAGCAGAAGCAGAAGGGATACCATCTGTTGTTGGTACAAAAGTATTACCCTCAAATCGCCCTCCAGTGGCAGTTCCCTCGTCAACTACAGTGTCTGGTTTTGATGGTTGCATTTCTTCTATAAAATATGCTTTATCACCCTCTGGATTTAATGGCCCTTTATTTATACGTCTTGATGTAACTAAACTCCAAGATGCTAAATTTTTAGTATCTCTAAAATGTGAGTCTCCAAATTCTGGATATCCAGATAAATTATTATATGTTAATTTTACTTCCATGTATTTAGAATATGGATGGGAATTGTATGTTACAGCACCTCTAGTTTCATAATTGCCAGGGTCTGGATTAGTTACTACATAAGGTCTTTTATCCCCTTCTAATACTTGTCTAAGAGTTGAATCTTGTCTTGCCGCATCTACTCTTTCGTTTACTTCAAATAGAGTGGTTGAATTTTTATTTAAGTTACGAATAGTTGCTTGCCAATTTGGTGTCGTACCATAAGTATCTGTGCCTGTCATTAGTTCTGTTATATAACTATTCCATCCTGGCAAATCACTTAAAGTCATATGTTGTATGATTTCTTCTAAAGCAAGTCCTTTAAATTCAGAATTTACTAACATATCTACACTTATTAATTCACCATTTATTCTTGGTGGTTCGTCAACAAATCCATCGTTTATATCATTTCTATCTTTGTTGAAATGTTTTCTATTATTAAAATTATTTAATAGTTGGCTTACCCACGCTTCTCCTATTTCGTTGTAATAGGGCATTCTTTCTATTTTTGTGTAATAATTTGGATGCATTCTTCCTTGAAAAAAACTCTTAGAAGGTATTGCATTTAAATCTGTATTTTTAATCTGTGATAACGAATACATAATTTTATCTTTAAACGCTTCAAAATACATTCTTCTGTTTATTTCTATTGGTAAATTGCCTGTTGTTTTTGCTTTTTTATTACTTGGTATAGCAAATTTCCATAGCACTTGACCATCAGTAAACTCTTTTAATAAATCAGCTTCTGTTGCGGTGTAACCTTCATTAAACATAGTGCCTTCACCTGTCACAAATTTTAAATAGTTTTCTGTTAAATCTTGAATCATTCTACTTCCACTAACTCTACGCATTGTATCCCATTCAGTTAATGACATCATTAGTGGGTGACTTACAATATTGTGTCCTGGAACATCTGCGGTAGTTAAATCTTTTAGTGTATAAGGTGAATTATTAATAACATAGTTTGTATGAGTTTCTAATTCATAATAATCTGCTAATATATTTTGTTTAGCGGCACTTAGTTCTTCCATTAATTCTATAGGCACATCTCTCATACCTATATCAATAGTAGCTGTTATTGGATTATCATTTATATATTTTTGTACAGTAGTTTTATCTACATTTGTAACATTGTTTTCTTTTAACGTTGCTACATAATCATTAAATTTACTAAGTATCATTGGTCTCTGCATTTTCTTTACAGACATTACAGTTTCAATATCTTTTACTTTTACTTGTCCTGCATCATTTACAGGTAAAGAATCTAGTTGCATTTTTATAGGGTTATAAAAAGGTTCTTTTTTTAAATTTAAAGAATCAGTTACAAGTTCTGTTGGTGTAGCCGCCGCACTTAAACTTTGTGCTTGAACAGGCATGATACCTTCTTTTACTCTCATTTGATTGGCAATAGCATTAGCTTGTATGCTACCTAAATTAGCCATGTTGGATTGTTCCCAAGATTGTATAGCTAATGTTTTTATTTCTTTCTTTACTAATGGATTTTTTATAGCCGCCTCTGTTACAATCTTAAAATCCCCATCAATAATCATATTAGAAGCTTTATTTTTTTTCTGCTTCATCATATTGTTTACAACTTTTGTAGCATTATTCCATTCAAAAGGTATTTTTTTTGACACAAAATTAGCTGTTGCAGACATACTTGGTATTTTACCTGTGGCAGTTCTCATAGCTCCATAACCTGTTGATTCCCAATATGCCATTGTCGAACCAATAATATGTTCTTGCATATCTGTTGCTATTTGATTGTGTATTTCAGCACTAAAAGGTAATCCATTTATTGTCCTCCACAAATCATTTGCATTTGCAACTGTGCTTGCTACAAAACTAGACGCAGGGTCTAATGTAAGACCTAATGCACCTTCCATTGTTCCTACTGCTATGTTACCTGTAGAATACCATGCATCAATTGCGTTACTTTTTATTGTTCTTTCCCACCAAGATGCGTTTGGTTGTATATATGTTTTTTTTGCTTCTCTTGCTTTATTATTAAAATAATTATTTACTTTTTTAACACGAGAAAAATACCCCGTATTAGATAATCTTTCTGCTTCTAATTCGTTGTGCTTTGCTACTTCATTATTATATAATACTTTTGGACTTCTGTATTGTCTATATAACTTTCTATCGTCTCTACTTTTTTGTTCTTGTGTTCTATTATCATCTACATCATCTAATGATGGAGTTTTAGGAAAATTTTTTGATAAATTTTTTTGATTACTATTAAATCTTTCTCTTCTTTCTTTAGGTGTCATACTAAAGAAATCTTTTACTTTTTCTTTATGTGTTTTTGGTGGTGGGCCACCCATACCTGCAGGCCCAGGAGTTGTACCCGACTGTCCTATTACTACATTTCCATGAAAACCACCTGGATGTGGCATATTATGCTCCCATAGGTTGTGGTTGCATTAATCCCATATTCTCTCTTTGGGCATCATCAATGCCAGGTGCGTTGTTAAAATTATTTGGAATTACAGGCATATTAGAATATGTGCCTTGTAGACTTGGCATTTGATTTGGATTCAACATAGGCGTTCTAGCTTCACCTTGCATAACATCTCCACCTAAATTATTATTTTGATTTTGCATCATTTGATTTGTTAGTGGTCTTGATGTTGCAACACTTTGTCCAGATATTGCCGCATACTGTTCAACCAATTGTCTAAAATCTATATCATTCATTGCACTTATTAAATCTCTAGCCATAGATGTTCTTGTAACAGTGCCATCCATAGGTGTTTGCGGTGCAATATTAGTAGGTGATTGCATCAACTGTTGACGCATTATGCCAGTAGTTTCAATAGCCATTTAACCTCCTAATGGGTTTGCAGATTTTAATTTTAATTCCTCTATTTTTGCATCTTGCACTTCATTTTCTTTTGACAAAATTGCTATAGTTTTTTCTATACCTGTAAGTATTTCATAGATAGGCGTTAATTCTACAGGGTCTGGTATATTCAACATAGCTATCTGTTCTTTTACTTTACCTATCTCTTTAAATACTAAAGTTAAATCTGTAGGTAATATTTTATCATCTACCTTTTTAATTCTATCAATTAAATCTACTTTGTATTCATTTGCATATAATAAAGCATCATCAATCTTTGCTTCTAGTTCTTTATCTTTTTCTTTTAATGGTTTTAAATTTACTGGAGGTGTAGCTTCAATGGCATCAAGCCTTGAATTAAACTGGCCCCAGGTGTAAAAACCACCACCAATAGCACCAATAACTCCAAGCAGTGCCGCATATGTACTAAGTTTTTCAATTATTTTCATTCTTCATAGCCTCCAATTCTAATTCTAATTGATTAGTTTTGTTTTGTGCTTTTTGTAGCTGTACCCTATGTACCTCTACAGGGTCGTTTTGTGTGTAACTTGCAAGAGTTACCCCACTGTAAATATTTTTATCATAAATGCTTAAATCTATTTGATTAAATAAATTTATACTTTGGTTTGTGTATATGTCTTTTGATTTATAAAACTGTGTTTTAGTGTAAGCATCTAGAGTGTCGTTCTTAAAAAATAAATCTTCTTTTGTTAAGTTTTGAGTTGTTTCTTTTGTTATTTTAGCTATTTGTTTAGCTATTGTTTTTAAATTCTTTTTTAATTTTGTTTCTACCTTTGCAACATCTGTAGCAACCCTGTCTTTGGTGTCCACTTCTTTCGATTGTATATCTTCTTGCTCTCCACTATCTTCTGTTGATACTTCGGAGTCCTCAGATTCTGTGCTATCGGGTTCTTCTTC